CCGAACGACGTTTGCAGAAACTCCTCGTTTGCAGAAATAAATACTGCAATCGTGCAAAGGTCGGCGATTTAGAGGAGAAGGGTAATGGTATCGAAACAGGTACGAACGGACAGCTCGGGGCGACCTGAGTGGGACCGCGCGCGGATGCTGGATGCCTGGGCCGCCTGCGAAAGCGGAGGGGAGCCCGCTATGCCAGCGCTCGGCTATCCGACGGGCCGGCGCGCCGATCCGTGCGGAGACGAGAGCCTCGCTCATGGCCGCCTCGTGAGAGTGTGCGGCTACGCCAAGGCCAGGCCGGTCCTCGTCCACAAGCACGTCAAGGGCCTCCAGCTGTCCGACTTCGCCGTCTGCTGGCCGGGTGAGACCATCGAAGAGGCGCTTTTCCGGCGCTGCTGGCAGGATTTTCGTGTTTATGAAACCGAAGGCATGCCTGGCCTGCGGGTCCCCGTGGAGCAGATGGCGCAGGTGCGATACGATCTGTTCATGGCGGCTTTGGATGAGGCACTGAGGGCCGAGCCGTTCTTCGGGGCGGCGATCGGAATCGATTAAGGGGCAAAAAAGGGGATCAGGCTTGAAACTATCGCCGCGTTTAGCGCATCCTTATAGGTGGGTAGGGCTAATTGGCTCTCATCACCGACTTCGAAGGCCCGGCAACTACGGATAGCGCCGGGTTTTTTGGTGTCGGCGCTAATGTGGGCCGGCCCTTCCTGATTCCATATGCATCTCCTTCAACTCCCCGGCGATCGGTTCACCGAGTCGTTCACGTCCATGCCGGGGTCTATGCAGAACATGAGCCTAGTGCCGTATCTGACCGATATCCAATGGGCAAGGGTTGCGCCAGCTGAGCGCGCGCTGTTGCTGGCCGCCCAGGAGTGCGACCGCTTCAGAGTGCGCGAGGTTGGCCGAAATGACGGGCCTCGAGTGCGCGAATACCTGCGATCTGCCGGGATCACAGCTCCCGCTCCTTGGTGCGCGGCGTTCGTGACGTGGTGCCTCACCCAGGCGGGTGTGGCGCATGACCAGATGCCGAAGGGTCCAGCCTCGGCGTGCAACTGGAGGGCGTGGGCTGACCGACGCGGCGTTGCACACCGAGACCCAACACAAGCCGTGCGCGGTGATTTGTTTGTCTGGTGCAACCACCCGAAATCCTGGACGGGCCACATAGGATTCGTCGTAAGGACTCGCCGGATTCTGGGTCTGTGGGTAATCGACACGATCGAGGGGAACACTGACGGAAGTGGATCGAGAGACGGCGACGGCGTTTATCGGCGCGTCCGGCGACTAGCTTCGAACATTTGGTTCATCAAGGCAGACTGGTAAATGCTGGAAACACTCATGCAGGGATTGGCCGCCAATGGGCCGTGGGCGGTGATGGCCGGTTTTCTCCTGGTTCGGATTCTCCGAGCGTGGGACAGCGATCGCAAGCAGGCGATGGAGCTCATGGGCGAATTCCGCGCGACGATGCAGCGTCAGTCCGACGCGCTCTCCGAACTCACCGCCGCCGTTCGAGCCCTGCGCAAGAGCGTGGATGAGGGCGCGCCGATCGGAATGCGACATGAATAACGCCATGAAAACTACGCTCGTTCTCGCCACGCTGGCCGTGGCATCGCTTGCACCCGCTCAGGTCGCCATCTTCTCCGACCGCTCTGAGGCGCGCCCTGTCGCTATTGAGCCAGCGAAGACATGGGCCCTCAACTACGGCTGGCAGGTCAGCGCCTGCGGGCTGCTCGCGCCGTTGGGGAGCGTTCGGATCGGTGCCGCGCTGACCGTCACGAACGACGCATGGCAAGGCCTGTTCGTTGGCTGCGGCACGCTCTTCGGGGACACCTGGACGGGCGCCCTGCGCGATTTGCGTCCGGGTATCGTTATCGGCTGGAGGTTCTAGCTGCATAGCGACGAACTGCAGCCCTGGGACCGGCAACCCGGCGAATCTGTCCGGGCCTACGCAGCCTTCTGCCGATTTCGGGACATGGGGCCATCGCGCACGATGGCCGCAGCGTATGGCCGGACAGAGAAGCCCGCGCCTGGCCGCTGGCGCGAGTGGTACAAGCTGTGGACGTGGCGTGCTCGCGCGGAAGCGTGGGACGGGATGATCGAAGCCCGCGCGCGAGGCGCGGTAGAAATCGAGCACCAGCAGCGCCTCGTCGAGCACCTGGAGCGACAGCGCCGAATCGCGACCGCCAACCTCTCTCTCGCCGAAAGCATGATCGCCGCCGCGGCCCGGCGGCTGGCAACCGTCAACGTCGACGAAATCGACGTGAAGCACTTGCCCGCGTTCATTCGCGCCGCCGCAGCGGTCGCCGATGCCGGCACGAACGCGGAGGCGCAGGCGCTGGCGGTCGACAGGCTGGTGGCCAGTTTTGGCTCGTACTAAATCCGCAGCGCTCGTCCTGCGACATGCGCAGGAACAGACGCCGCTGATGCAGCGGGCTCGCGGGGAAGCCAGACCAACCTACACGCAGGTCGCAGGGGCGGAAAGGGCGCTAGGCTCTCTGGCCGAGTTCGTCCGCCAAGCGTGGCCCGTGTGCGAGCCCGATACCGATCTGATTTGGAACTGGCATCTCGACGCGAAATGTGAGCACCTCGAGGCCCTGGCACGAGGCGAGATACGGCGGCTACTGATAAATGAGCCGCCGGGGCACATGAAAAGCCTCATCGTCTCGGTGCTCTGGCCGGCGTGGATGTGGCTCAAGCGGCCGAGCTGGCGATCGATCTTTAGTTCGTACGCGATGGACCTCGCGGTCCGCGATTCGGTGCGGTGCCGGGACCTCATCGAGTCCGATTGGTATCAAAGCGCCTTTCGTCCGGCGTGGAGACTGTCCACGTCACAGAACCTGAAGTCCTGGTTCGTCAACTCGGCCGGCGGTACACGGTTTTCGACCTCAGTCGGATCGCGCGCCACTGGATTTCGAGGCGACTGCGTAGTTGTCGACGATCCGATCAACGCGACAGATGCGCCTTCGAAGCTAGCCAGAGAGGCCGCCATCCGTTGGTGGGATCGCACGATGAGCAGCCGGCTAAATGATCCGCGCACGGGCGCCCGGGTCATTGTCGGGCAGCGGCTCCACGCAGAGGACCTCACCGGCCACGTCCTCAAGCGCGGCGGCTATGAGCACCTGTGCCTTTCGACCGAGTACGAGCCCGAGAGGCGATGCTCGACCTCGATTGGCTGGCGCGATCCTCGCGCTGAGAGGGGCGAGCTGCTGTTCCCGGGGCTCTTCACGCCGGAGGTGGTCGCCGAAGCGAAAGCGGACCTAGGCAGCGATGGCTTTGCCGCCCAGCACCAGCAGCGGCCAGCGGCGGCTGAGGGTTCGATCTTCAAGCGGCGCTGGTGGCGGTTCTGGCTGCCGGCAGGAGCGAAGGCTCCCCCGGTGACGGTCCTGCTCGACGACGGGACCTTGCACGAGTGCGAGACGGTTGTCTTGCCAGAGAGCTTTGACGAGGTCGCGCAGTCCTGGGACATGACGTTCAAGGACACGACGGGCTCGGACTTTGTTTGCGGTGGCGTGTGGGGCAGGCTGAAGGCCGAGCGGTACCTTCTCGACGCGGTTCATGACCGGTTGAGCTTCACGGCGACGTGCCGCGCCGTGGTGGGGATGCACGAGAAGTGGCCCCAGGCACGCCGGAAACTCGTCGAGGACAAGGCGAACGGTCCAGCGGTCATTTCGCAGCTCAAGAGCACGGTTCCGGGGCTGATCCCGATTGAGCCGGAGGGCGGCAAGATTTCGAGGGCCAACGCGGTCTCACCTTTGTGTGAAGCCGGCAACGTGATCCTCCCTCATCCGATGCTGATGAAGTGGGTGGGCGAGATGATCACGGAGACGGCGGACTTCCCGTTCTCGCCCAACGACGACTGGGTGGACATGCTGACCCAGATGCTGAACCACTGGGCGGCGAAGAAGACAGGTTCGGTGCGCGAAGCTAGCGAATACGACTAATGGCGCTTTCCGATCGTGACCTCGATGCCTTCGTTGCGGCGGTGGTGGCGCGGCTAGCCTCGGGCGCTCTTGGTCTCGCGCGGATTTGGTCGGGCTTTGCGGCTCGGCTGCGGAAGGCTTTCAGGGAAGAAGGCGACGATTTCGTCCGGATCATCGAAGCTCATGGACGGGCTACTGGTCAGGAAACCGGGCGAATCCTGAACGCATCGGTGGGGGACTCTGGGTCTCTGGGCCGAGCGCACGTTCGGAAGATCCTGGAAGCGCTGGTGGGCAGGGATCCGGAATTGCCGGGCTTTCGCCCTCCGGACATGGGGCCATATGCCGACGAGGTGGCGCGGGACGTGGTGGCTCGGCTCAAGGAGTCGTTTCGGACCTGGAAGGACCAAGACCACGCCGAGGAGCAGATTGTTCAGCTCACGGGCGAGCACCTCGACCGGCTGCTGACGGGCAACCAGACTGAGGGCTTCAAGCAATATCGGGGCTCGCTGATGGCGGGCTATAGGGCGGTGCCGGAGGTCGACCGGATCGTTCGGCGTGAGCGGCTCGACTCGCTGACGTGCGCGGTTTGTTGGGCACTTCACGGGGAAATCCTGGACAAGTCCGAGGATCTGGCGGTCCATCCGAATTGCCGGGGGATTCCGGTTCCGGTGCTCTTGGGCTCCGATCCTCGCGGGGTGACGGGCCCGGAGGCGTTCGAGGATCTGAGCGAGGCCGAGCAGCGGATCATCTTGGGGCCTCGCAAGTTCGATCTGTATCGGCGCGGGGAGTTGCTGCTGCCGGATTTGGTCCACCGCGGTGAGCATCCGGAGTTCGGCCCGTTCGTTCGGGAGAAGACTTGGAAGGAGACTCAGGGCGCCATAGCCGAAAGGCAAGTACTTTTCATGAGTCAGACAGGAGGAGGCCAAGGTCCGATCAGGCAGGGGCTTTTCTATTGACCCGATGGACGATTTTCCGCCCGATGCTGCGCTCTGCGACCTGATCGGGTGGTGGGATGAAGATGAATACCAAAGTCAAGTTGATCTCAGACGGCACGCCGATCGGCACCAAGCTGGTCGATCCCGAAACGCTCGAACCGCTGCCGATCATGCAGCACGTCCGGGCTATCCGCTGGCGGATCGACGAGGGCGGCCTCGCTGTCTGTGAGGTCGATCTGATTTGCATCGAAATCGACGTGGCTGGAGAGATGGAGATACCAGAGGCTACTAGCAAGGAGGTAAATGGAAATGGCAAAGGACAAGGATAAGGTGGACGCATTGGCGGCCGACGCGGCGGAAGGCGAGGGCCCGGTAGCGCCCGTGGACCCCGAGGGAGTTGACAATCCCACGAATGTGAGTGAAGCCGATCTCTGGCGGATCGTGCGAGCGGTCGAGCGGTTTGCCGAGGGTTCGCTCGCAGACACCGTTGAGAAGGTTGCGGCGATCGCGACGGAGGCGACGATGGTGCTGGGTGCTGTGCTCGTTTCCGAGCGTGACGCGGAGGACCCGGGCCTGGTGGGATCGGTGACGATTGCGTCGGCTACGTGCGTGATGCGCCGCTCATCGGAGGATGGCGTGAACGCGGTCTTCGAGGATGGGGACGGACGGCAGTTCGAGCTTCGGCATTTTGCGCCAGCTCTCGTCAAAGAGGGTATGGCCTATGACGTGACGATTTCACTGCGGGCGCCGCAGTAGGCTGGAGGATAGATGAGCAACCAAACGGGGCAGGACCCCCACGTCGGAGCAGGGCAGGACCCAAAGAAGGGTGCGGGGCAGGACCCCACGGGCGGCGGCCAGGGGCCTACCGCCGGCGAACTGCAGGCCGAGATCGATCGGCTCAAAGCGGAGAATAAGGAACTTAGGACTGAAGCGGCCGCCCGGCGCGTCGAGGCGAAGGATCTGCGCGAAGAACTCGAACGAGCGAAAGCGGCGACCACTGGCGACCTGTCGAAACTCGAGGAGAAGGTGCAATCGCTAGAGGCTTCCGCACAGGCGGCGAATCAGCGGCTCATCGACGCCGAACTCCGGGTAGCGGCTCACAAGGCGGGGTTTCGCAACCCCGAGGCAGCCATCAAGCTCCTCGATCGCGAGAAGCTGCGCCTCGATGGCGCGAGCGTGCTCAACGCCGAGGACGTCCTTGGTGAACTGGCGAAGGCCGAGCCGTACATGATCGCTACTCCAGGCGGGGGCGATGCAGGGGCCGGATCTGGCGCTCCGGCTGCGTCCACGTTCAACGACATTCTCCGCGCGGAACTATCGCGGCCGTAGCGGCCGCCATCTAGCGAGGTGATATTTTGACTCCAGCAATTCAACGCGCGGACGCTGCGGCGCTCGTGCCTGCGCCGACCGTGTCCGAAATTTTTGATGGCATGCGGCAGAACTCTATCGTGATGCAGGCGTTCCGGGAGATCCCGGTGCCTGTGACAACCACATCGATGCCCGTCCTACAGGGGCTGGCGACGGCGTTCTTCCGGAAGGGGGACACTGGGCTATCTCAAGGCGACAAGCTCGCTTGGGAGGCCAAGACCATCGTGTGCGACGATCTGGATGTGCTCATTCCGATCCCTGACGTCGTAGCGGCGGATACGCAGTTCGACATGTGGGCGGAGGTGCGCCCTCAGGCGATCGAGGCTCTCTCGAACCGCCTCGACGTCGCTGTTCTCCGAGGCGAGGGTGCCCCGTCCACATTCCCGACAAACGTGTTTTCCGCGATCGGCACGGCGTCACAGACTCGCACTCGAGGTACGGCCGCGGCCGCGTCGGGCGGCATCGCTGAGGACATCAACCAGGTCATGGCGTTCCTCGAGTCAAAGGGCTTCGTTCCGAGTTCCTTCGGGGCGGACCTGCAGATGAAGGCACGCTTGCGCTCGGCTCGTGACACGACTGGGCAAAAGCTGCTCGACGTGCGAAACGAGGTCATCGACGGGCGGATGGTCGCATCGATCGAGGGCCTGCCCGTCTATTTCGGCATGGGCGGCGGGTGGTCGCTCGGCGCGCCGACGACGGGCGATCCGGAGATGATCGCGTTCGACCGGTCGAACTTCGTGCTCGGAGTCCAAAGGCAGATGAGCTGGGACATTCTGCGCGAGGCCGTCATTACCGACGCGAATGGGAACATCCTCTTCAACCTGGCGCTGCAAAAGATGCGGGCCCTCCGGCTCTCGATCCGCGTCGGTTGGCAGGTCGCGAACTACATGACTCGGCAGGCCAAGGCGAGCGGGACGAACGAGGTGCAGCGCATCGCGATCTCGGGCATCACGACGATCGGGCCGGGCACGTTCAAGATCAGCTTCGGCGGTCTGACGACCAGGGCGATCGTATACGATGCGACAGCAGCGGTCGTGCAGGCTGAGCTCGAGCGGCTCGGAACGATCGGTCGCGACAATGTGGCGGTGGCCCGGTCTGGCTCGACTCCGAACTTCACGTTCGACATTACCTACAAAGGTGCGATGGGCTCGCAGGACATCACCGACGTTGTTTCAGCGGCTGGGGACGTGGCGGTGACGACAGGTACTCCAGCGTTCACCATCACTACGCCTACTGCCGGTGTGGCGCCGGTGAAGTTCCCGGCGGCCGCCTTGATTCGGCCTTAGCCGAATCCCTAGATGCTCCGCTCCTTCTGGGGCGGAGCGCCACTCTTTCTCATGCAGATTTCGCTGGTGGATGCGGTTGCGTACGTACGGGCGGAGTGCGCTATCGACGCGCTGCCGGCGGTCGAGGAGTCTCATGTCGAGACGCTCCTGGCGCGGTGCCGAATGCCTGACGACGAGGGGCGACTCGTCGATGATGCAGCGTGGGAGGAGTCCTACGACTTGGACCAGGCGTGCGCACTTGTGTGGGAGCACCGCGCCGGGCTCGCCTTCAACCAGTTCGACGTCGGCGCCGGGCCGAACCGCCAAACGCGCAGCCAGATCGCGGAGCACTGCCGGGCGCAAGCCCAGCGGTACCGAGCGCGGCGGGCGGCGTCGTTTCCACCCGGGATGATCGAGGCGTAAATGATTGCAACAGCAGATTTCAACACCGAAATGGACCGCCTGATTCAGGCTTGGCGTCGACTTCGCGACGGCGTGGTGGCCTCGCTGGATGCGATCGAGGAACTCGATAGCCTGACGTTCTCGGATTTCTCCTCGCGGGCCGATCTGTCGCCGGCGAATGCGACCACCAAGGCTCGCTTGGACCCCGACACGGTTTCGGCTCGCGATTTCAAGGGCCTACTCACCCGCATCGAGCGCCATGTGCAGGTGCACGGAGGCTATGGCTCGCTGGATGCATTTCTCTCGGCCCTGAACCCTACGACGGGCACCAAATGGACCGGACTCCAAAACTGGCGACTTCGCGATTTGTGGCAGCTGTGGAAGGGCGCGGGCCAGGTCCCGAGCGTCCATAACCTCTACTTCGAGTTGCTTCAGGGTGCCACGTACGCAAACGCGCTAGCGAAGCTAGTGGTGTCTGGCGCGGTTTTTACGGCAGGCTCTGCCGTCGACACGAGCAAATATGCGGGCGGATTCGGTTACTTGCTCGTGTCGGGGTTCGCGGGTTCTACTGATATCGTGACGGTGACCGGCACACAGTTCAACCCGGCGACGCGGACGGCGACTGCGGGCAAGACGTGGACGGCGAGCGTTACGGGCAATGGATCCTTTGCACTGACTGCAGGCACAGCGGATGCGGACTCCCTCATTGCGGCAGTGTCGGCGATTGCAGCGGGCGGGTCCATCTCTGGCGGAACGATCTATGTCGAGGCGAGGCGACCGGCCGGCCGGGTCGACATCGAGTCGTAGTGGTCGATCCCAAGCCCCACGCGGTCTACGTAACCAGTCCGAAGCCAGCATCGGGCGCCCAGGGGGTCGTGGAGGAGACCGTCCAAGAAGGCGGCGTTCTGGTCGAGGGGCAGCTCTCGCCGCTCGCATCGGGCTACGCGCTGGAGCGTTACGGGGTGGAGGCGCTGCGGCCTCATCAGTTTCTGGTCGACCCTGACGATGCGCGGCACTTTCGTCGCCGTGGGCGATGCGAGGGCCGCGCGGCGGGCGTCGACCTGACCGGCCGCCACTTCGAAGTGGCGGCCCTGCCCGAGGTCCACGAATACGGCCAATGGGCCGATTGCGCGGTGGTGGTGCTCGAGGAGGTGGGTTAGGTGATCGAGGTGCTCGAGGACGTTCGCAGCGAGGTCGTCGCGGCGGTTCGGGAAGCGACGGGCCTTGCCGAGGTGTTCATCGAGCCGCCGGAGATCGACGCCGACGATACGACCTATGGTGATCACGCGGTCGTCTTGATGGAGGACCGGCCCGAAGCTGAGGGCGTCGTCACCATCGCGCACGTGCTGGCCTTCACAATTTGGCTTCGGCTGCACGGACCACGTCCGGACTGGGAACGCGAGCGGCTGGCCCTGTCTGGCTGTTTGTCCCGGGAGTTGCAGTCGACTCGGTTCCGCGGGATGGGATATCTCCCCCGGCTCGTCGATCCGTTTGCGGAAGCGGCGATCGGGCCGCTCGGTCCGGAATGGTTCGAGCTGATGGTCGGCTGGGAAATTCGGGTGAGCTTGCCCGCGCGGCGATGACGGCAATCGCGACCAACGCACGCACGCGCATGGTCAACAGTGTAGACCAATGGCTCGAGTGTTCCGATCAGCAGATGCCCTTGCCAAGTGGCAACAGCGAAGGGCGAAGGCGACGATTCTATATTTTCAGCGCCGGCACCGGCAAATGGTCGAGGAGATCTTCGCCGAGATGCGTCGCCTTACGTCCGGCGGGTTGTCGCTAGCCGAACTGCGCCGGCGCGGCCATATGTACGGGCGCGGACGAGGCAGAGTGACGAAGGGTAAGCGCGGAGCGCGGGTGCGAGTTACCGCGCGCGGCTCGGCACCGCTGCTGCCCATCAACCGGCAATCGGGCGGCTTGCAGTCCCGGGCGTTTCGCCAGATCGTGAGCCGCACGCTCACGAGACAGGTCATCGATGCGGGGTATCGCGCCGGCGCAAACTGGGTGCTCCTGCCGGGCGGCACGAAGAAGATGGTCGATCGCAGGTTCTGGAAGGCAATCGCCGAGTTCGCGAAGCGGGCTCAGAGGCGGCTGCTCGACGACGTTTGGAAGTACGAATTCTCCTATAGGTAAGCAATCATGGCAGCACGAATCGACTCACTTGACATATCGCTCTTCACGCTCGACGTAGGGAACGCAGGGGCGGCGCAGAACCTACTTGCACGGTTGACAGGCTACGAACTCGGCCTGCCACAAACGGTCGCGAACACCAAGGGTATTGCTCAGCGGCACCAGCGCGGCAAGGTCACGGCGGTCGAGGAAACCTTCCGCGTCTCGCTGAATCAGGAGGACGGTTCGAACGTGGTGCAGACCGCGCTGGACATCAGCGCCCTCACCATCGGAGGTTCGGCGTACGTGACCCAGGCGCGATCGACGAAACTGGCGATCCGGACGCTCGTGGATGAAGGGAAGGCCTACAACTCGATGAAGAAATGGAGCAACGCCACAGGCACGGACTATTCCCTCGATGCCGAACTGATGGTGAGCGCGGCGGCAGCTCACGCGCTCGAAACCGCGGCGGAGTCGTCTACGGCGACGGACAAGGAACTGACGACGACATGGACATTCGGCGGCCTGACGATTACGGCCCCGATGGTGCTCTCGAGCCTGAATCGCACGGGCGAGTCGGAGCGCATCCAGATGCTGAGCGTATCGCTCCAGGGCAACGGCGCTCCGACCTCTCCGAGCGGAACGGGCACCGGCTTTGCCGAGATTCTCTGGCGGATGCTGCTGGGGACCGCCGAGTTCGCTGCGATCATTCACCCAGCGGGCACGACGTCGGGGGCGAGGCTCATCAGCTCCCACGCCTCACGTAAGGCGCTCATGCTCGAGCTGAACATCGATGGGAACGAGGAAGAGGTTCTCCGGTGGGAAGGGACGCTGCAGATGACGGGCGGCGGCATCGGAGGGAACCAGTCGTGAGGAAGAAGCCCGAGTCGATCGATGTCGAGCTCGAGCAGGGTGGCGGATTCCCACCTCATCAGTGCGCGGACCGCGAGCGTGAGCTCGAGCCGCATGACGAGCCGGAGGCCTCCGAATGAGGTTCGCCGATGCAGTAGCGGTCTTCGAGTCGCGCGAGGCGGCCTCGACGTTTGATATCCCCCTGCAAATCGATCCGGGTAGCCCGGCGTTTGCGGTGCGCTTCCGGGTCTTGCGCAGGGCGAGCGAGGTTCGCGCGTGCGAGGCAGCCGCCGAGGAGTCGATCCGAGCCTACGACACTGCGCGCTTCGATGCGGACGTGCCCGAGCGAGTCCGGGCGCTCATACCGAGCGGGAAGCGGGACCGGGCAGACGTGGCCGGGTTCATCGGCAAGCTACAGCACACTCAGGTTGGCGTCGTAAAGATGTCGATGAACGACGACGGTGAGGTCGCCACGCGCGAGCTGACCGAGGAACGGGTCGAGGATGCGGACTGGCTATGGCTAGCCGAAAACCAGGCGTGGAACTGGACCTACGTCCGCCAGCAGTGGAGCCAGCTCCAGGTACTGCAGCAGGACTCTGCGCTCGTGGCGGAGGTCGACGATGTGGGAAAACCTTCCGGGAGTCCGAACTTGAGCGCTGGCGAATCGGAGCCGCCCTGCGCATCTGGGGACGACTCCCCGGAGAACTGACCGACGAGCAGGAGAGGGCTTTGCCCTCTGCAATGGCGCTTCTGCGCCATGAGCAGCACGAGCTGCTCGAAATCCTCAAAGCTTTCCTGGGACGCTAATGCCGATAGTAGCCGAACAAATCACGAGGTACACGGCACAGGCTTCGTACGGTCCTGTGGATGCGGCGACGCGCTCGACGGAGCGTCTGGCGCGGGCGCAGAAGTCGGTCAAGCAGCACTTCGTGGTGCGCGCCGGAGGCGGCGGAGCGAATCAGTCGGTTATCACCCGTACAGCAGGTGCGGCGGCGGGCGGTGGCGCGGCTCCCTCGATGGCGGGTGGCGGTGCGGGGGCGACCATGTCGGCCGCTGCTGGCGCCTTTTCCGGCGCGAGCGAGGTCGCATCGGGCGCCATTGGCGCGGTTGGAAACGCGCTCACTTCGCTGACGAGCATGGGCCAGGCTGCGGTCGGCATGGTCGGTGGCGCTGTCTCGATGGCGCTCGGCTTCATCCCGGTGGCCGGGACGGCCCTCGCGGCGATTGGTGGCGTTATCACTGGCGCCCTCCAAGCCGTCGTTGGGGCGATCGGCTCGGTGGTGCAGGGGATCACGAGCCTTGTAACGAAGGTCGTGGGGTTCATTTCCTCGGCGGCGGGTGCGATAGCGAAATTTGCCGGCGTTATTGTGGCGACGCTGGCGGGCGCGTTTGCATCGTTTGCGGCATCGTCGATCGCCGCGGCTGCGGACATGGAGGCCTTGACGATGGGCCTGATGGCGGTCTCTGGCTCGGCCGCCGAGGCGTCTGCGCAGATCGAACGGCTAGCGCTGGTCGCGAAGATCCCCGGCCTGGGCTTCCGCGAGGCGTTGCAGGGCTCGATCGCTCTACAAGCTGCGGGGCTCTCGGCCCGTCTCGCGGAAGCGGCTCTCATCGGGTTCGGGAACGCCCTGGCGACGGTCGGTAAGGGGAAAGCGGACCTCGACGGGGTCATGCTGGCGCTCACGCAGATCGCGGCCAAGGGCAAGATCATGGGGCAGGAGATCAACCAGATCGCCGAGCGCGTGCCCCAGATTCGGCAGATTATGCTTGCCGCATTCGGGACAGCCAGCGGCGAACAGCTCGAGCAGCTCGGCATTGACGCGAAGATGTTCATCGCGTTGGTGACGCAAGAACTCCTGAAGTTGCCGATGGTCACCGGCGGCGCAAAGAACGCTTTCGAAAATCTCGGTGACACCTGGGATCGCCTGAAGATGGCGGCGGGTTCAGTGTTCAGCGCAGTGGTGATCCCGCTGCTAGAGAAGGTGGCGGCCTGGGGGGAGGCGCTCGTGGCGTCGGGTGTGATCGAGACGATTGCGGCCGGGTTTGCTGGCCTGTTTGCCGGTGTCGACGGCCCTGCGATCACAGGATTTCTCACGAACGTGGTGGCGGTGATTTCCAACATACCCTCGATCATTGAGGGTATCGGCCAGACGATACGGGGCGTGGTCCAGAGCGTCGTGACGTGGGTCATGGGCGTGATCCAGAAGATCGGGGCGTGGCTGACGAAGTTCGGCGAGTCTCAGCGCGGCAAGTGGCGCGAAGGTTCGCTGCTCGATCGCGTGGGTGGCGGCGCCCGCGATCTCGGTGGGCTCATGACCCGCTTTGGGGCAAATCCGGAGCAGACGTTCGGCTCGTCTGCGCTGGGGCAGGGGATTGCCGGGGTTTGGGACAGCGTCAAGCAGCGGGTGGGCGAGTCTCGTGCTGGGATCGAGCAAGCTATGGCCGGCACTAAGGGTAGCCGGAGCGACCCCATTGCTGATGCGCGTGCAGGACTGGCTCAGGAGCTCGCAGGGACATCCGTTGGGCAAACGGGCTTACTGTCCGATATCGCTGCCAACACGGCGGCAACCGCCAAGAACACAGCGCCCGATCTGCGGCGCTCGACGCTCGGTGGGAACGATTTGGGCCGGGTAATCAGCGAGCGCGAATTGTCGGGGATTCGCGCCGGAGCGCGCTCGAATGGGGAAGTGAAGATTATCGCTCAGGACGAAGATCTTGCGCGCTGGATGCGCAAGAACTTCATGCAGCTCTTCGGCGAGTTGTCTGCGCAGGGCTTGCGCCTGAGTAGGACTTGATGCGCATGCAACACGAAGCAGAGATTTGCACGGCACTCCGCCGGCTCAGTGCGCGGCAGAGAGCGATTGCTTCGGCGCGCCGGTATTACGAGGGCAACCACCCGATGGAGTACGGGCGCGCCGAGTTTCGACGGAGCGTCGCGGAGCTGTTCGCCGATTTTCGCTACAACCTGTGCCCGATCCCGATCGAAGCGCTAGTCGACCGACTGCAATTGACCTCCGTGCAGACCGGCGGCTATGACGCGCCGCAGTGGGACGAAACGGCGCGGACGGTGCGGCTCGATGCGTTCCAGCAGGAGGTGCACCGCGAGGCCCTCTTGACCGGGCAGTGCCATGTCCTGGCGTGGGATGCGGGGCATGGGCCTCGCTGGTTTATGCAGCCCTCACACGTCTTCGAACTCGCGGTCGACGAGGACACCGGGGACGTTCTCGCCGCGGTGAAGCTCTGGCGGCCCGAGGGAAAGGACCACTTTCGCCTGACGATCTACACTGCGACTCATGCGTTGCGGTACACGATGGCATCGGACATTTCGGCATCATCTCTCACGAAGTTGCCGGTTCTCACGCCGTACACGGAGCAGGGCCCGCATGCGCAGAGTCATCCTTTCCGGGCAGTCCCGGCGGTGAGGTTCGCGAACCGGGGAGGAGTGAGTGAGCTGCGGGATCTGATACCGCTACAGAATGCGCTGAACAAGAGTCTGCTTGATTTGCTCCTGACGAGCGAGGCGTACGGGATTCCTCAGCGGTACGTTTTGGGCTATGTCCTCGAGCGCGATCCCGCGACGGGGACAATCCGGAATCCGCTGCCGAAGGGGGGCGGCGTGTGGGTGTTCGAGGGCAACGAGGTGCAGGTGGGCCAGCTGCAAGCGGCCGATATCGCCGCTCTATCGACGTCAATAGGGGATAACGAGGAGCGGTTCGCTCGCGTGGCCGGGCTCCCGATCCATTTCGTGCGCATGGGGGGCGACATGCCGTCGGGCGAGGCGCTAAGGGTCGCCGAATCGAGGCTCTCGGCCAAGGCACGCGGCCGCACGGTCGAGTTCGGTAACGCCTGGGAGGACCTATGCGCCATCACCTGGCGCACGTCTGGTGTGAGTTACGATGCCGCCTGGGCGCCCGTCGAGACGGTCAGCGAGCGGGAACGGCTCGAATCCGCGGAAGCAAAGCGCCGGATCGGCATCCCAGACTCGGTCATCTGGAGCGAGCTGGGTTACACGGAGGACGAAATCGCCCAGATGACCGAGGAAGCGGAGGCAAGGGCGACGCGCTCTGCCGAGATTGCCATGCGCGCGTTCTCGGCTGGTGGTAGCTAGTGCCGGTCGAAGACACCCCGGTCTCGCTGGTGATCGACCACGCGCAGCCGAGGCTTGGCAGGAAGCGCCTGCAGACCACGATTACGGGCGGGGTGCGGGGGGAGGGCGGAGACTATGCCAGCCAGTGGCAGGGTTTGCTCGGCGAAAACGTGTTCGTCGATCCGGTCACGTTTCGGGCGATCCTGACGCCGGCGGCGTTTCATCCGGACTGGCGGTCAGAAGGCAGCGGGACGTTCGTGCGACTCCGCAAATCGGATTACGTCGACCGTTCGGGCGATCCGTTGGGCACAGACTGGCGCGAGGACACGGTGCTGCACGACGAGGACTACTACCTGCTCTCGCAGTCGGCGGCCCCTCCGGAGGTGTATACGGCGGCGACTTGGGAGCAGAACCGCGGCTTCTTCGTCTCCTTCTTCCAGTACACGACCGGCACCGACGAGCGGGAGGTATTTCAGTGTGGTTGGGGCGAGCTCGGCGAGTTGGACAGTTCGTCGTTGTCGTACCGCGTTTACTCATCGGGTCGTGCTGAAGTGTGGCGCTACGGTGAGTTGATCGGCGAGGGCTCGACCGCTGGCACTAAGAACGAGCGAGGGCCATCGGCGCGGGGTCAGGACCTCGGGCCGCGGTTCATTGGGCTCCTGATTCTGCCGTGGTGCACTCGCGACGTTCTGATGCTCTCTACCGCAGGCGGTGGGTTCAATCAGACGCTTCCTGACATACCAGAGGATGCTGCCCCAGAAGAGGCGATCATCACGCGCGAGGGGGATCGATTCTGGTGGTACACGCCTGCGGGTACTGCCAAGGTCCAGGCTGCGCCGGCGAGGTTCATCGAAGAGGGGCACCTGATCGGGATTCGCAGCCGGTTCATGCGCCCGCCGCGCCTTGGCGCGGTAGCGGACCTGACCCTCTATAGCGACCTAGTCACGACGCCGGGGTACAACGAGGCAGAAGGGCGTCTCGTGCGCTGGGACGATATTGACGCGGGCTTCGTGGCCGACGGTGAGGAGCGCCAGGCTCGCATTCGGGTCGATCTGGCCAGCGAGGGTGTCGGAACGCCGGTGATTCACGCGGCGACGGCGGTGTTCCCGTCCGAGATCGTGGAGACGGATGCGTCGGAGGCGGTCGAAAACGCGCTCGATTACTGCATGGCGCTGTCGGTGGACGTGCAGGACTCTGCACCGAGCGCGAAGGTAGAACTCTCGCTCCGCTCGCCGGGCGAGTTGCCGGCAGCTGGGCTGAACGAGACGGAGATGCGGCCGGTCGAGATGAGCATCGGCGAGTTCATCGTCTTCGATGGCATGGCCTCGGCTCCGAAGTTCGTCGATGCGATCGAGGACGAGGTTCGACGGGTATCGCTGGAGCTGCGCGACTTCACGCGGCAGATGGAGGAGTTGGACTATGCCGACACCGTGCCCCTCGACGGGCTCGAGGTGGGCGAGGCTCACCGGCGCATCGCGCGCGATGCGGGGATCCCGGAGCACCGCCTGGCCATTGGCGCAGGCGCGTATAGGGTCCCTCTCGTCGGTTCTCAGGCCAAGGGCGACTGGAACACGGCGATCCAGCCTGCCGACAATGCGCTCGAATGGCAAATGCGGCTGTGGGAGACGTACTCCGGACGCGCATTTTTCGGGGTCGTTCCGGTGGCTGGTGGCGGGCCGCAATTGCAGCTGATCCTCGAAGGCGATCTGGAGACGGAACCCGATATCGACCTTTACGACGATGACGACCAGGCGTATCAGGCGCTTCTGGATGAGGGGCACAGTCCGTCGGAGGCGGCGAGGCTGAGGTTTTCGCGGGTGATGCGTACCTTCGAGTCGCATCCGGTGCCCTGCTTGGCAAATGAACTGTGGGTGACCGGGATGGACCCGCGCACCCGTCGTCCGATCGTGACGACGCGCAACGACGAACAGTCACAGGATGCCTCGCTAGCCCCATCGTTGCGGCCTAGGAACTGGGTGGGGGGGTTTCGAGCCTTCGGGCTCGTAGATCCGACGCTGACGACAGAAGAGGCTCTGGAGCGGGTTGCAGACACGATGGCTCCGCGGCTCTTCAAGGCGCCGATCGTGTGCCAGTGGGAAAGCGAACTGCTTCTGCGCCCGGCATCGACAGAGGTGATTTGGAAGGGGCGCGTGGTGCGGCTCTGGCGTCGCGGCGAGTCGACGGACTGGCGCATTCAGGCGTTTTCCGCTCAGCACGTGAAAGAGCCTGCGGAAGGCGATCTCTGGCGGTGGCGCCCGGCCCGGTACATCGCCACGCAGATCGAGGAGGACGATGGAATCGGTGAGAGTGCGAACTATGAGCTCGGCGGAGCGGGGCTCGGCGTTGCCGGGGTGCTCGCCCGGCGTAAGGTCGCGGCTCAGGCTAGACGGAAGGTGCGCGACCGGGCGGAGTTTTTGACATGGGCGATGCCAATCCGCGTCAGTTGAGGTCGGTCGACGAGTTCGTCGTCGGCGGGGTGCGGGTGCGGATCGAGACGCTCGCGCCCGAGGGGGCCGAAGACAGCAGGGAGCGGCTTCGTCAGGGCTTTCTGCGCCAAGCCTCCTTGGAGGGGCGGGTGCTGATGAGCGCCCAGCCGCCAAGGCCGACGCCGTGGCGACCATGCTTCGGCCTGCCGGATGATGCGCGGTGAGCCTCTCGCACGTCACTCCGGGCGAGCCGGCGACGAATTATCAGTGGCGGGGAGTCTGGAGCGTCTCAGGGGGGGGCTCGGCTGGCCTCGGCGTGCGCGCAGTCGCTGAAGAGGTGGTGACGTGGGGTGTCGCCTGGCCCGACGAGGGCATCCGTGTGTCGGCCGACGCGAGCGATCCCCTGGTCGGTTCGCCTGGCGGGGAGATACGGTTCGAGAGCCCCTGGTTTGCCGACCAGGTGGTAACACTCCTGAGCTTCACGGGTGGAGACTGGCGCATCGAGATCGATCAGCTCGTTCTCACTCGAGAGGGATGCACTAGTTATGAGTGGTCGTACGACGAAGTGCGCTTATACGTGAACGACACCCTCATCTACGCTGGTGGAGCGAATGCCGGCGGCGGGACGGGTTACGATCATCGGCACAACCGGCTGAGGATGCAAGCGTTTTGCGAGTACGACCCCGACCTGACGTGCAACCCGGAAGCGTGCCCGTTGCCAGCCGCTAGTGTCCTGCCGCGCTCTGAGCTGCTCGGGGGTTATAGGCGCGATAGGGGTTCGGGGTGGGAGTCGGATGCGATCTTGATCGACAGCACTGGCTACATCACGCCACTGGCGATTGTCGGCTGCCCGCCCTGTTCGTGCTTACCGTCGCCCCCCGTGATGACGGGCACCGACTCTTGGGAAGCGCGGCTCATTGGCGAGCGGCGGCTCGCGCGGCTGGCCGACTCGCGCTCCACGGACTGCCGATGTCTCGATGGTTCGTCTGGCGGCACAGTAACCGAGCATCAGATCGATGAGGACTACAAAAACGATACGAGTTACCTGCATGTGGCTGGCATCGACCACGGGATCCGGCTACGCCGGATTTGGCAGCGCTCGTGCTGCAATTGCGTGTGCCCGCCCTTCACAGACGAGCACTGCCGGATTGCGAGCACCGATGCGGTCTCCACACACACCTATTGCGAGAGCGAGCGGTCTTCCGCGGGCTGGATCAATCGCGTGTTCTGTTGGGAGGGTACAGTTGTATGCCCCGATCCGCCGGGTCCGGACCCACGGTGCGGCTCGGACGCGCTCGATGAGTTCTGCGCCTTCGACTGCGTCGTGCGGGTCTATTGGCCTGAAGACTCTTGCGCAGAGTGTGACGAGCCGTCGCTCGACGTATCCCGCGCGTGGGGCCACGTTCGGGCCGCTGTGTGCGGTGGCACGATCTGGTTCGACTGGGCGCCTCATTCTGCGCCTGGCGCATTCACGAGTCGCGACACGGGTATCGTGGCCGACGCGGTCTGCGTGCGCTTCGAGCACTCCGTCGGCGGCCAGCGCATCTCGCTCTCGTACGTGGTGGGCGAGGAGCTGCGTTACAGGTACAGCGAGGACGCAGGCCAGTCGTGGGAGTCGCCGGTGACGATCCAGACGGGGGTTCACGACGCGACCCATGAGATCGGCCGCGATGGCCGGAGGATCTTCCTCTATACGGTCGGTTCGGGGCCGTACGATCTTCTCGCGCAGGTGTGGTCGGCTCAGGATGATGTACTCATCGCAGAGACTCTCGTCGACACCGGCGTCGATCCGACAGGTTTAGATTCGCGCGAGTACCCATCTTCGGATGGCGGGTGGCTACTCGGGCTCACGTATCGCAAGGGCGGCGCGTTGATTTACAAGACCTCGCCCGACGGGGTCACATTCAGTTAGGAGCGTAGCATGCAACTCAGTATCTGGTCACTTCAATTCGCGGCGGCAAACGTCGAGGGGGCAATGATCGTGGATCTGCTCGACATGGGGGGCCGCTCGGTCGGTTACCCGTTCAGTGCATCCCTAACAACGGATAATGCTAGCCTGCAGACGTTAAGTGGCGACCCAGCCGCCTTTCGAGCCCTGAACGCGCACGGCGCGATCATTGATGCGCGCGTGGCGTTTCGCATGCGCGCCGGCGCATCGTACACGAATGTGGAGCAGCTGCCCGCGATGGTTACCGGAGATGAGGCGGTTTGGCCCCCTGGCCGGTACCTGCTGGGCAGCGCTGCTGGGAATGGGGTAATCGAGGCGGTGCCGCTCGTCGGAGACCCATTCGGCGTACTGTCGCTGAAGGATTCCAAGGTCGTCTCGAACACAATTCTGCGCGCGTTCGGCGCCGCGAACTGGACCGGCGCAACCGGGAATGGCGGGATCGATCGCGAGCAGTATTTCTGGCAGAATGGCTCACAGGACGCGTACCTGGGTCTCGTGGCGGTAGGCGCCAGCCTGACCGGCGCAGTCTCGTCGACGCTCGCTCGCGCAAAGGTGCCGGCCGGCGGTGTGCCGGTCAAGGTCTTCGTGCCCGAAGGGTACGACACCGCGATCGTGAAGGCCACGTCGTCAGCCGAGACGGTCTACGGCGAGGAGTGGGTGCGCTCGTGAGCAAGGTGAACGCATATGCGAGCTGCGAGCTGGCTCGGGAAGTGGCAGGTATCACGGCGAGGTCTCAGATCGGGCAAGGCCGCATGATGCTGACCGAGGCCCCCTCCACCATCACCGGCACCACTATCGGTACCGGTGACGGCCCGGCCCGCGTGTCGATGGTCTGGGTACCTCGCTCGGGGATTCTGCGGGGGCTTGCCATCCCGCAGGTGCTCGAGCCGTCCGCGGACACTGTCCGCTTCAATCTGTCATGGTGGAGCGAGGTGCTCTCAGGGGCGGACCTCCTGCCGGGCACGATGTTTCCAGGAGCCTGGGGTCTCGCGACTCTCGATCAAGCGGGCGCAAACACGCAGGTCGAACTATGTGCGTTCCAAAACGATGTACCGGTCGTTGGCGGGCGTTGGTATAAGATCGTCAGCTTCGTGAGCGTAGGTGCAGGCGCCACAGGCGCGTCGTTCCGCAAGCAAACGCTTCAGCGCGCCGACGGGGATGGCTCTGGCTACAATCGCTTCGACGTACACTCGACAACCACCCAGGCGTTTCCGACCGGGGATCCGTCCGGATTGCTGGGCGGGCTCGCGTGGACTGACGCATCGGACGTGGGGGAGCGGATCGATTACGGTCTGTGGTGGCGATGATCTTCGTCGACGTCTCGGGCGGTCCGGCGGTATCTGCCGATCTGGTAGCGCAGGAGATGCACTTTGCGACGTGTTTCGACGGAGCGCGCGTCGACGCGTCATACGGCGCAACGGAAGCCGCCGGCCTTAGGCCTACTGGCTCGACCCCGGAGACCGCGCTGGTGTGGACGGGTCATGATCGCCGGACGACGCCGCTAGTGGCAGCAGGACGTCGCAAGTGCTACTTGCACGGCACGTCGGCGCCGAATCACGACTCATGGCGGGGCGCATTCGGGCTCTCGGCCTGGAGCGAGGTCTTTAGGCCACCGTCAGCGGTGTGGGCGCAGTGGATTGCCGATCACCAAGCGGCAATCGCCCGCGATCGGGCGGCCTATGTGGCCGCAGGTTTGGACCCTCAGAGGTATCTCTTCATCCACGCCGGGAACGAATCTGGCAAGGGCGGTGGGGGCGGGTGTCACACGACAGACACCGCGACCTTCTCTGCGCCGTACGCTGCTCTTCCCATGGGGACCTGGGAGCGCGCGGTTGACATCGGCGGCAGCGCCCGGAACATTCACGCCATGTACGAGTACATGGCTGCGAACGCGTCGAAACAAGGGCTCACCTGGATCGCGCCTTCTCTCGAGGCCTCGTGGGGTGCGGACTTCACGCAAGAGCTCGCGACGATAGGCAATGGTGATTGGCACGGTTGGTTCGACGCTTGGAGCTTCCACCGCTACGACGGTATCGGGTCTGTGCCGCTTCTGTCGCTGCACTTGCCGCGCTGGCTGGACTGGCGCTGGGATCGACTGATGGCCGTGTACTCGGGCATCCTGGCGGCGGTGCCATCCTGGGCGGCAAAGCCGTGCTGGCTGACGGAGACGGGCCTCACTCTGGATCAACTCGGCTTCGGCGGCGCACTGTTACCGAAGGATGGGTTTCGTCGGGCCGGGGATTACATGCGCGCCTGGCTCGAGCGGCTAGTGGCGTCGGGCTTGTTCGGCGGCGTGTCTCTATATGCGGCGCGTGAGCGCACTGCCGCCGCCGCCGCGTCTCGCTACGGCGTGCTATCCCAGGATGGTTCGGCGGTCTCAGCGGCCTGGGCTAGTTTGGCCGGCCTATGCGGCGACCCTGCGACGTCGCTGCCTGGCGGCGCCGCTTATGAGCTGGCGCCGGGCGAATCAGCCAGCCTGCCCGAAGTGTAGGCCGGGGCTTTTGGTAAACTTAGCGCTACAGTGTCTACACGTGGTCGACCCCACATGCAGTGGGGTCAGTGGTCAATGTGCCAGTGCGCAGGTGAGTGCACGAGATTAAGTGTCTACCTAGCGTCGCGCAGGGTGGACTCAGGCACGCCCGTGAGCGCTTCGACGACCGCGAGGCGCACATACAGGCTAGAGGGCGGAGCGAGCGTCACGCTCTGCCCTGTGCCGAGCGCGAGCCGCAGACGCGTGTCCCACGCGTGCAGGGACTCGGCGGCGGTGGTTCATCGGCTCCGGCTCCTTCGCGCCATCGTGAACGTCCTCGGTGAAGGTGAGCTGGTTGCCGCCGGTGAACCGGTTGATCTTGGAATCGAACCGGACATCGACGCAGGCCTGGAGGTTCAGGGCCATGTCGCAGACCGCAGCCGCTTCCGGCTCGACTACGGTATGAGCAAGGGGTCATCTGCCCGCCTCCTCTCGAAGCAGTATTGCGACTGCCCTAAGGGCGAAGCGCAGAGCCGCTTCAGCCTCCAGGAGAGCGAGCGAGGTGCTGCAATGCTGTGCCTCACGCATGGCCGCCTGGGCTCGCCCACTCACACAGGCGAGGAGCGAGTCGAGGTGCACCGTGCCATCCGGGGGCGTGCTGACAATGTCGTGTATTGCCGCCGCTGCGACGAGCCGCAGCCAGTGCTCAAGGGCGTGGGTGCGCTCATTCATCACCTGGCCCTCATCGGCTCCTCGCCTCCTGGATGGCTTCCGTGATCTCGCGGAACTTGTCAGGATCGCCCCCAACGT